TTGTCGGAAACGACCGTTCCGTCGGGGCTTGTCGTGATTTCGCCCAATGCCGGCATTTCCTTTAGGGTTGTATTCTCCCCGTTTATGCTGACCTGAATATCCACCACCGACACCTGTGCAAAGACATTCTGCGGGTTGGCCGGTGTATAGGGATTGCTGACCGACACCACTTGCGCCGGTGTCAGTACAGGCTTTTCACCTTTCCTTAATATATACAGGACTGAACCTTGTCTTACTCCTTGAAACATAAAAATCTGCTATTGATGATTAATACTAGGCGGTGTATGGAGCCAACAGCTGCAAGCGGTTGTTTCTCTGATCATAAAAGAAATGATAGATGCCCGTTCCAGTGATGTCGGCCACCGTTACCGGTTCATTGTTGATTCCTACTACAGGGGTCGGGTTTCCTCCTTCGCTCGTGAAGACGATCGGGAGCGTGGCCGTAGTCCCCTCTGGAATGGCTTGCGCCAGATCGGCATACAGCCCACCGAAATACGGGAGTCCGAAGTTCGGCCTGTTGCGGAAGACGAACTGGACATCGGTTGCGGTGACTGTTACCGAAAGGCTGCGCAATGCTACGGGATTAGTTGTATTGCCCATATTCCCCTCCTTTTCTTAGAAGAATGAACCGTTGTTACCGTTGAAACCAAAAGGAAAGGCAAAGCCTCCGGCGCATGTGTACGGCGCGTAATTGACGTTTACACCACGATTGATGGGGATGTAATCGGGCTGCGCGGTGATTACTTCCGTTTTCGGCAAGCGGCACTTGATGCCATCGACGTCGCTTTGCAAGTTCTGCAAGCCAGCTGTCAAAGGATTGACGGCGCTGCTCAACATCGCTGCAAAGGTCTGTGTCTGCTGGTAGTTGTTGATGGCAGTGGATTGCTCGGCGATGCGTCGGTCACGTTCTGTGATTTCGCGTTGCATTTCACGCATTTCGGCATTACGCTGGCCTGCAAGTATCGCTTCCGTTGAGGCTGCAATGGCTTTTTCGATGGCGCAAGTCTGCTTGGCTGTCTCGAAACCGATGCTGGAGAAACCTTGCGTCATGATGGTTTTGAGGTCGCAGCAACAAGACGCGATCTGGCTTGTGAGGGCGTTGTTTCCCTGCAAGATAGCCATGATGATCTGGTTTGTGTTCTGGCCCATCTGGTTGCCCAAGTTGCAGATGCTACCTGCTACCTGGTTAATACCTGCCAAGATTTGGTCGGTAGAACAGTTCACCGCTTGCGCAAGCTGGCTGATGTCCACGCCGTTGCGGTTGAGCGTCTGCAACAACATGTCGGTTTCCGCATTACGGTTGTTGTTGCCACCGCCAAACAGACCGTTACCGTTGCCATTGCCAAAGATGGCAGCCACAATGATCAAGGCGATGATGTCGCCCAAACCGTTGTTACCCAACAATCCACCGCGGTTGTTGTTCACGAGGCTCATTACAGTAGCCGGGTCGATGCCACGATTCTGCAACAAAGCTGGCAGCATGGATGTGATGCTCTGAGATTCACCACCTCCGAAGATGATAGTTTTTCCGTCACTCATACGAATAGTTTTAAAGGATTAATATTAGTTTTTGCCTTATGGCACTGCAAATAACCCCATAAGAGCGTTGCTCTAAAAACATTCCGTTGCCAGTTCGTTGCTAATTTGTTGCAGGTTTGAAGAAAGCGACCATTTGCGCTTTCTGTACTTGAATCCGTTCTTCAGCTTGTTCACCCCTTGGCGCGTAAGTGATGTAAGACGGGCTATCTCCATGTCGGTTATCCCTTTCCCGGAGAGTATATATATAAGGATTGTGCGCGCATCCACCGCTTCTTCCTTGTTGCTATGAATGATCTCTTCCTGGCCCGTCACTTGACAGACAATTTTCAGTACCCTGTGATAATATTTAATCATTTCGTCGCTCATAAACAAAAACCGCTAGACAGTTGTTAGACTACTGGAGCCGTGCAACTGCCTAGCGGGGCATCTTCTGTATGGGGTGGAGATTTGTTTGTGCGGCTTTCTTTTCTGCTGCCGCCGTGCATCATTGATCGGGCAAAGCTTCTACATCCAAAGGGAATATCATTCTTTTCTTGTTCTCTTGATCATCCACCTGATAAGAAGGTACAATGAGTAAATGAATATCGCTTTAATCAGGGCGTCTCCCATGTCCTGATTAAACTGCTGCCATCTGGTGAGCTTCTTGACTACCGGATAAGGAACCTGAACAGAGTCTCTTCTTTCGATGTAAACGGTGTCTTTCCGGACTACATATTTGTAAACGTAGCGCAGCTTGTCCTTGAACACCGTGTCTCCCTTTTCGCGGACGAGCACGGAGTCCTTGACAAAAATGCTGTCTTTCTGCAATCTTTCCAAGAAAACACTATCCCTCCTTACCGTTTCGACCGGCACGTATTGCGTAGTGCATCCAAACAGGATCAAGAGCAATAAGACGACCATCGCCGCCAAGGTGATTCTGGACCACATTTCCATTTTTTCCTCTATCGTCTTCATAAGCCCAGGTATTTCTTGATTCCTTCCACGTGTACTTTCGCTATTGTCGCCTTACCTACCAGCGAGAGCAAGTATTTGCAGTCTCCCTTGTTGTCCATGAAGAGGTTTTCGGTTATCACTGCGGGGCACTTGGTATTCTGGAGGATATAGAAGCGGTTTTCTTTATCGGGGTCTCCGTCGATATAATCCGTCCTGAACTTGGTCGTTTCGGGCAACCAGAGGCTAGCCGTCTCGTATATGCAGGTAGCCAGCTTGTCGGCCTTGGTCTTTCCGGGTGTTGTATAGACTTCCCATCCTGACGCCGACATCCAGGTATCGCCGTTTCCGGCTGCATTGCAATGTATGGATACCAGTATCACATTTGATCTTCCCAGCTCCGCACATTCTTCGTTTACCCTACGTACGCGTTCTTTCAGAGGTACATCCACTTCTTCCTTTACCAGGAGCTCTGCTTCAATGCCTTCGTGCCTGAGTCTGTGGTAAACAAGCGAAGCTATCTCGCGAGTATAAGCATACTCCATGAGCTTTCCGTCCGGGCTCTTCTTGCCCGGTGTGTTGCTTCCGTGTCCGTTATCAATCAATACTTTCATAGTAACTTGTTTTATGGTTTTTCCTTTTCAATTACATCTTCTATGTCTTTTTTCTCTACGTCGAACTTCTTTCCAAAGACGACAGCTATCAGCTTTACAAAGTTTATCTTGTATCCCTTCGGCCGGACAATGTTCCCGACAATGGAAACCCCTTCGACGCAGCATACACCGAGGCAAGCCCATTTGTCTATTGTACCGCCTCCGTGTGCCGCCACGTCGATAACGACCATTGTAACGACGAACAGGAAATACTCCACTGTCTTGCCCATGGTGCGGCGGCAGGCGCTGCTGAACCTAACCACTTCCCCCATAAGCAAGCTTTTCCGGATTCCTGTCACCAGGTCGCACAGGATGACGGCTGCCGCCACTATGAGCCATGGTATCATGTGACCGACACTTTCCTGCAGGAACGAAACGAGGATGGCCGAATATGTGCCTTCTGACACTGTGTATAATATCGGTTTGTCCATAGGCTTACATTGATGGCTGCTGTTGAGGCTGTGCCGGAAGTGCGGGATGCTGCGCCTGCATTTCGCGGAGTTGTGTCTCGTACTTGTCGAGTGCGGAGACGATCTTCGCCGAGTTGGGGAAGTTTCCGCTTTCGAGCGCCACCCGGATAGGCAACTGACCCTTGTCCACCATGGAGATGAGCAACTGGTTGGATAGTGCGCGATATACCGGGCTGTCCATGTCTTCGGAAATGGATATGTCCAGTTCCACATCGTGCATGGTTTCGAGATCGAGCGGTACCGGTTCACCCGCGATGGATATCATTTTCTTTCCGCGGTAGAAATGTTTCATCACCTTGACTACCTTGTACGCCACTTCGTTCAAGAATCCGTTGAAAGTGCGGATAAGGTCGAGAATGGATGATGAGGCCTGTGAAACCTGGCTCTGGTAAAGCACACCGCTTTGTCCTGCCTGCTTTCCCTGCAAGGCTGCCTGCACACCGGAGACGTCTTCCATCAACGTGCGTGAAAGCTGTATGATGTAGTCGAACCCGCCCGGGATGCTTCCCGCCTGCTTGGTGTCAGGCTGGCGGCCGCCATGCTTTGAGGTGTAGAGTATGACACCGTTGGAGCGTACGTACTGGTCGGCGATGTCTTCGATTGACATCTGGTCCGTCAGTGATTCTTCGTCGATCATCAATACCCCCTTTGCGGCGTTCTTGATGTAGAAGTCGAGCGCAATCATGTAATAATTGAAATAATCCTGGCTCGGCTTCACTTCTGAAATGAACGGATGAAACTCTCCGTCGATGTACGGGTAAGGCTTGAACACGAAGGGGTGGAAGGATTCCGATCCGTTCCAGTACGGGCTTTCGCCTTCCTCGAGCACATGTCCATCCGGGGAGAGGTAGCGGAAATACCAGAATCCCTCTATGCGGCGTTCGGGCTTGATGAAGTTCTGCTCGGCATATACTTCGGGGTCGATGAAGTACATGGTATTCCCTGCTTCGTCGGTCATGGGTGTGCCGTCGGGCCATCGCTTGATGTTCAGTTCCATGCGCTGTGCGTTGATGTCGTCGATGGCCTGGCGCTGGTTGTACGGCATGAAGTACGGCTCGGGCGACAACGGGTCGTCGCAATACCATGCCCGGCGGCGTTCGCGTGTCCACAACTCGATTACGCGGCACTTGCCGTACTCGGAAGGTAAAAAGAAATCCGTATCCGCTATATTGAACGTGCGCTTGTCTCGCGCAAATTCGGAACTCAGGTAATCCTTGTCACGGCTATATGTGTAAATTTCCTGCAAGCGCTTGTCGTCGGCATCCGAATGGCTGAATTTCTCGAGCACATCCTGGAAGTCGAAGGAGTGTATCATGCCGCAAAAGCGGATGTCTTCGAGGAAGAAGTCGAGCGAATCGGGGAAAAACACGAAATTCGGGTTTACATAATCGGTCCAGACGTCGAGCTTTCCCCGCTTGAATCCCCATGAGACCTTGTACACCGGGAGGCCCGAGATAAGGAATTCCTCGAAGACTCTCGCGTCAAGCTCGTCGCGGCGGTTGAGCTTCATGTTCTGCTTGAGCAGTACGGACCATCCTTCGGCCGACTTCTTTTCGTTAGGGTCTGGCGCATTGCACACAGGTGCCGTGTCGTTGAGGCGGAACTGCCCCTGCACGACGCGCTTGATCTTCCCGAGGATGTTTGTCTGCAATGCCGGGATGCCTTTCTCGGCCAGGTATGCTTCTTTCGTCATCTGCCGGCCATTGACGACAATGCTTTTGTTGTACTGGCGTCCGTATGCGTAGTCCTTACATTCGGCCCTCATTTGACGGAAGGTGGAAAGTCTGGCGTAAGCATGGTAGGCTGTATATAGCCACTCCATTGCCCGACGTTCCCCATCGAAGAAACGACGGTCGAACAAGAGGGAATCTGAAATCTGTTCTTTGTTTGCCATGATAGAAATGTTTTCTACAAAGGAAACCTATCCTATCCTTGCGCTGCACATATTCTGCCAATCGGATTGGCAATATATGGCTGGCAACGTGGGGTTAAGGTGTACTTTTGAGAAAAATAATGCGATATGAAAATAGTTATCAACAAAGAGACCGTCTATGAGTATGCTTCGGCCCTGACTGCCCGTGCGGCCCTTGGGACCGACCAGTTTTCAATGACTGCCATCAACAAGAGCAATCATCACGTTCTTGATGTGTATTTCAGTAACGGAATCAACCTATTGGAACAGTCACTGATTCGTCAGCTGTCATCCAGCACATTGCTGGACCTGGTTTTTATTGGCGACACGGCTATCATCCACGTAACAGGCACTCCGATAGACAACCCGGCGTTTGTGCATCTTGCGGAAAGCAGCATCCGTCTATATCTGGCCTATTACATCGCAGCCGCCTGGCTTGAAACGACTGCCGGCAAGGATTATTGCCAATCGTACGCAACTACCGCTGACACCCATTTATCGAGTGCCATATCCGCCATTCTACTGAAGAAAACGTACGTCGTTCCGGAAGACGACTATGTGCGCCGAAATCCCGACGAGGTAGAAATACGAAAAGCCCCTCCATTCTGTTTAATTAAACCACCGTACCCTAACTATGCATACCCTAACCATAAGCATTACGCTGCTAAAGAAGCAGCTGATGAATGATATCAGAACCGAGTTGAGTATAATAGGCCATTCCTTGCAACGAGACCCCTCGTCGTTGGAACTGAGCGCCGACATTCTTGCCCCCACCAGTACAACCAACAAGCCTATCCTGGCCCGTTCTCTCACGGAGGGATTCGGCGAAGTGAAAAGAGTCTGTCAGCGTTACCTGTCCTTTGGCAGAATCAACGACGACAACCGCTTGGAACGCATAGACGACCTGGACCGCACGAAAGAAACAATCCTTGACAAGCAAGGAACCCATGAATTGATCTCCGGTACTCCATACACCTTGGAAGTCATAGCCGAAGGTCCGGTCACAATTATAGGCACATCCGGCGAGACCGCAGGATCCTTGCCTGGTACCGGCGTCGTAACATACACACCCGACGTTACTGGCACTGTCCAACTTGTGACAGACGAAGAAAAGGTCGAGATTGCCTATCTGTCGGGCAACTTCGGTTCGTATGAACTTTCGCTCAATATGCCGAACAACTTCAATATAGGCATGGTGGAGACTGTAAAGAACTGCATGCACCGAATGATGGTAGATTATTCTGTACGCACTTTGTTGTTGAACCAGCTTCCGGACAAGTCTGCATTGTATCAAGAGCGGTTTGTTCTTGACGCAAACAGCCTTTCTGATGCCTTGCGTTCCCGAACTTCTTTTGGAAGACGGGCCCCTGATTGGGCCTAGTCCAACCCGCTCTCCTTTTTCTCCTTCCAGATGGAATATAAATCGCGGACAGGAAGAGCGCTCAGCCATATACGGAATGTGTTGCCATGCCCGCGCCTTGTGCGCTTGGTGATGCGCAGCCTTACGTGCTCCTTTCCTTTGGGGACGACCTCGCCGGCAAACCCGGCATCGTAGAAGTTGAGGCCGGGTGTTCCCTGGCGGGAAGGCAGAAGGCGGCGTTTTACCGTACCCTCTGCCGGTGCCGGCGCAAACGTGAGCCGGAATATGCGCAGATGGGACCAGGTGATGGACCGCACGTAGTAGATGCGGTCCGTGGGCATGCCTGCAGAGACGCGGAAATAGACCCTCCCTGAACGGTGGACAATGACGTGATGCTGCTTCACGGGTATTTTTGTGCGCAGGGAGAGTGCTTTCAGTTCGTCGTAGGTTGCTACCATAGTGCGTTGAGCGGAATCAGCTTATAGGCCGGTATCTTTCCCATCACATCGTCCATGATTTCCCACTCCTCGAGCATGAAGGTGTATCCGTGTGCAAGCGGGTCGATGCCGCACTGACGGAGGATTTCGCAGGGCTCGGGTACACGGTCGAGAAGTGCCTTGAAGCGGAAGCGGCGGAGCTTCGGGAACCAGCGCTCTTCTATATGGCAGACGGATGTACGGTTGATGTAATCCGGTGGGACGGGCTGCAACATCATGGTTTTGTCCTGGCCGATGGGGTGGAAGACCATGAATGTCATGGTTTTCATTTTGTCGGCGACGAAATCGTCCTTGAAGAGGATGTCACGGTTA